TGAATAATCAACCATATGAAATATTTGGTGGTCATGCAAATGGTTTCAATATTAAAAAGTCTGCAAATGGAGAAATTACTAAAATTAAACGAGGTCAATATAGTTTGTCTATAGGAGAATTAGAGATTTCAGATTTCTCTAAGCATTTCACACCACAAGAACAAGCTATATTTAGAATGGGTTCAACTATGATGCGTCATGGTATACCAATAGAATTTATTGTGGATCAGATGATGAAAAGTTCTGATGATATGTTTAGTTTACCAAGTGCAATTGCAAGAGTGCTAAAAAAATATATAAAAGATGGACAAGACGTAGTTGGGTCTTCTTGTCCTGGATGTAATAAAGAAAGTATAATTTATTCAGAGGGTTGTAAAGTGTGCAAGAGTTGCGGCTGGTCGGCTTGTTCTTGAAAATATATAAATAACATTATGCATTCTTCTCTAATTCAAATTGCTCGAAATATTCTTTTTGAATCAACACCAAAGGAAACTAGGTTTTCCGCAGATTATACAGATCCCGATGGTTTGGAGTTTGATATGTCTCGCGATGAAAAGGATGCTATTGATTATTATTATATTAGTTTCGACGATGCTTATTGTGCATTTTGTTTTATAGGTCCCAACGATGGTACAATGGTTTATATCAAAAATGCGGATGTTTCTTCAGAAGAGGCAAAGCATTCTCTTATCTTTAAGAAATTGGTTACTGCATATGATGCCCCTGCTGATATTATTGGTGATGTATTAGCAAAGGATAAGATTCATACAAATAAAAAAGATCATCTAGGTTCTGATATTGGTTATGCTATTGATAAGCAACGTCTTAGTTTTTATAATAATGCAACCAGAATCAGAACTAGATCTGGTAGACTTTGGACAGATGTTTATTCAAAGACACTTAAACAAAAGGTCAATGCTGTTGCATTTTGGTGTAAATACGGTGATGTTAAAAAATCCGATCTAGAAGCAATCAAGAAAGAATTTGGACTGAAAAATTTCTTCTGGTCCGCAATTGATTCCAAATTCTTCATTGAATATGGAGATTCTGTTAAAGAATTAAGAGGAGCTAATATAAAAGAGATAAGAAGCAAACTAGTTCCCCTACCAACATGGAAAGAAATTGGGGAGGCAAAAGTGCAACAGCATGTTGCCAAGCATAATTTAACCGCAAGACAAAAAGCTATACTTGCCGAATATCCGACTTATGGTATCAAGACTGGGGATGTTGATCTAGATAAAGATACTATGAAACATATGGAGGAGATTCACGCAGAGTTGGATAGACTAAAAAATGAAAAAGAAACGGGTGGAAAAAATTCCGTTGCTGCTTGGAATGCAAAAAGACGACAAGAATCATATGAACAATAAATTAATTCAAATTGCAAGAAATATCTTATTAGAAGATTCTAATAAGAAAACGAAAATAGAAAATAGTGGTGCATCTCCCGACGTTTTACGCTTTAATAATAAAAACTATGCCTGGGATAATGCTTATGCAGCATTTTCTTTTTTAGGAAAGCCTCCTGGAGTTCTAGTATATATAAAAAATCTTGGTAATGACAGACCAACACATGACGTTATACTTGCATCTTTTGCAGATGCATATTATACATATGGAACTGCTATCAATAAAATTAAGCCATTTTTAGCTAAGCGTGGAATTGTTATATCAAAACCATTAACAATAGAGGATGCGAAATATGCAATGCAGAATCAACACGTATCAAATATAGATGAACTTTCAGAGGGAACATATGATACATATAATTCCGATGAAAATGAATGGAATATGATGAAGAATGCCCGAGAGCAGACATTCTCTGGTAGGGTGTGGAAGAATCTTGACTATAAAAATGATAAGATTGATGTTATTGTCTTTTGGTGTAAAGAAAATGATATTAAAAAGGATAAGATTGATTATATTAAGAACGAATTTAAATTAACAAATCCTATATATTGGGTATGCATGGATTCTAAATTCTTCAATGAATATGGTGATAAGAACCCAGAAGTAAACAATACAGAGGAACTTCATAGTAAATTATACCCTAAATTATCTCATAATGATATTTTAACTATTCTACAAAAGAAACATACTAATAAATTTAAATTGAAAGATGATGAAAAGAATGTTCTTTGGGAACTTGGATATGATCCTATAGGTGGCACGAATATAAAAGATGTACTTGCTAAATATGCTGAAGAAGGAAATGCTCCAATCAGAAGAGTAAATAAAACATCAGATAAAGATTTAGATGCAGTACTTAAAAAGAAGTTAGGTGGATTTAAAACAATAGCCCAACGCAATGCAGCATTACATCAAGAAGAAGTTGAATATGAACAATAACCTAATTCAAATTGCAAGAAATATCTTATTAGAGGCTACAGGCGATTCGGATAAAATCCCTGCAAAACATTGTAATCCCGATACTATGTTTTTCGATAAAAAAATATATAAATGGAAAGGAGCTGATTCTGCCTTTTGTTTTATTGGAAATTATCCTAAGTCGGTTCTAACATATATGTTAAATTCTGAATCTGGTGAAGATGCTGTGCATGATAATATTTTCGATGCGATTGAGTCTGCATATGAAAATTTAGAAAAGAAAACTTTGAAAGAGATAGAGAAAGATTTTGAATATGAAGGTATTCATATAGCACCAGACATATCTAGAGCTACTATACTTTATGCAGCTACATATCAAAATATAGGTGGAAATCATAGTATTCTTAAAGCTCGAACTAAAACTCATTCTGGTAGACTTTGGGTAGATATAAAGTCTGCTACACTTGGAAAAATGGTATCCGTTGCTGTATTCTATAATAAAGAAAGGAATATTAAAGAGTATCATCTAGAAGCACTCAAGGAAGAATTCAAATTAAAGAGTTTTCTTTGGTGTGGATCTGATTCTGTGGACTTTAATGAATATGGAGATGCTGTAAAGGAACTTGGTGGAAAGAATACACAAGAACTTCATAGTGATAAATATCCCGATTGGACGCATGAACAACTACAAGAACTTATTGTGAAGATGCACACTGATAGTACTTCATTAAGCCCAATTGAACGTAAGGTTCTTGCTAGTATTGGTATAACAAAAATGTCAAGTAAAACGTTACCACCAGAATATAATGATAAATCTCGCACTTCAGAATCCGTTGAAGCATGATATATAAATAACATTTATGATCGAGAAGTATAAATGTATAAAATGCCAAGCCGTTTATGAAATCTTATGGGACGACTCATCTGAATACTATAGTGCTTCGGTAGAAGATTCTGATTTAGATGAAGATGAAGATTCTTGCTGGCCCCAACATTGTCCCTTTTGCGGAGAATCTCATGATGGTGGATCAGATGAAGATTATGATTTCGCTTGATCTATGAATATCTGGCAATATAATGGATCCGACTTTACGGCTGAAGATGCACAGACAAAAATTGATGAGGGATATATAGGATTCTTATATATAATAACGGATGCTTCTAATGGAAAAAAGTATGTCGGAAAAAAACTGTTATCCTCCAAGAAGAAACTTACTCCTCTAAAAGGGCAAAAACGAAAGAGAATAAAAATAATCCAATCTGATTGGGAATCCTATCATGGTTCCTCGGAGTCTCTAAAAGAACAGGTTGCGTTGCGTATAGATGATTTTCATCGAGAAATCATAGAATTTGCAAAAGCTAAAGGGGAGTTATCATATATCGAAGCGAAATATCAGTTTGAACATAATGTTCTTCTTGATAGAAATAATTGGTATAACGGAATTATCTCTTGTAGAATTAATTACAAGCATCTCCGGGCGTTGTGGATAAATTAGAGAAACTTGTTTACAAATCATATAAATTGTGTTATAATTTCATAACAACAAATAATAATTAACATGATAGCCCTCGATTTTTCAGCAATAGCAATATCCACAGTATTTTCCTGCGCCAAACAAGATCTATGTGAGGCTTTATTGAGGCATCAAATCCTCAATAATTTGCGCATGTATAATGTAAAGTATCGAGCAAAATTCGGTAAAATGATAATTTGCTGTGATGGAAACAGCTGGAGAAAAGATTACTATCCCGAATATAAGGCTTCTCGTAAAAAGAATAGAGAAAAAAGTGATCTTGACTGGACGGAGATTTTCCGAATAATCAATAAAGTCAAGGATGAAATTAAAGAATTTATGCCTTATGCTGTTGTACAAGTTGCAAATGCAGAGGCAGATGATGTTATTGCGACGCTTGTAGAAACAACGCAGGAGTTTGCCGCAGGAGAAGATGTCCTAATTATTTCGGCGGATCAAGATTTTCTTCAACTTCAAAAGTATGGTAATGTATATCAATATTCTCCTATAACAAAGAAACTCCTTGTAGAAAAGAATCCCCAGAAGTTTCTTATGGAAAAGGTGTGTAGGGGATGTACCGGAGATGGTGTGCCAAACATCTTATCAGATGACGATACGTTTGTAAACGATTCCAAACGTCAACCATCTTTGAGAGCTACCAAAATTGAAGAATGGTTTGGACCATATAAAAATGGCACTATGGAATCTGTATTGAGTCCTGAACATTTCAAGAATTATAAACGAAATGAAAAATGTATTGATTTATCTAAAATTCCAGAAGAGATTACGGAAAAGATTATGAATGAATATAACAATGCACCCGTGGTTGGTAATTCCAAAGTGTTTTCCTATCTTATTGCAAATCAGTGTCAGAATCTAATTGAAATCTGCGATGATTTCTTTCAAAAATAAAACATATACATAAAATATCATGTTAATTCAAAAACGACGCACAGCATTACTTCCATATGAAATCCTTGCTCTCTTAGAGGATACTAAATCTCTTGCAGAGAGGATTCAGATTTTTCAAACTCATGAATCATATGAGTTAAAAACACTTTTACAAATTGCATTTCATCCGGGAATTAAATTCTTGTTACCAGAAGGTAATCCTCCATATACTCCATCTCCAATACCAAATGGATTACAATACAGCTCTTTGAAAAAGCAATTGGATCAACTTCCAAAACTTTGTAAGGATCTTGCTAATATCCCTCCAATCAAGCGGGAGATGATCTTCATACGAATATTAGAATCAATTGCTCCTAAAGATGCAGAAATCCTTTGTGCATGTAAAGATAAAAAGCTGCAAGTTCTATATCCACTATGCACTAAGAACCTTGTGAAAAAGGCGTTTCCAACACTGCTTCCACTATCAACAGAAGAATAAAATATGACAAACACACAACACACAATCGAATATCCATCGGATCAACTATTATTTGCCTTTATGTATAAATATGAGAACTAATAGAGTGACTTCTTATGGGAAAGGGGATGCATCTCGATCAGATCCCGCTAAGTTTCGAGAAGGTCTTTCGTGGCAACATGAATGGTGTAAAGATTTTCCTAAAAAAGAGGGTGGATATATGGTTAAGTATTATGATGAATCTAATAAATTAAGATTTATCGAACTATGTGTTGTTAGACAACATGAAGATCATTATGATTCATTCTGGACCGTGTATGATGAAGCTATTGGAGAACTCATTAGACTAAAAGATTTCTGTGAGAATAAGGTTGGATTACAATGGAAATTTCAAAATACTATATAAATTATGCGATACGATTACGAATGCCTAAACTGTTCACACACTTGGGAAGAAACTCAAGGGATACAATTCCGAGATGAACCTGTATCCTTACCCTGTCCGAATTGTAATGAAAAGGGGTCAATCAGACGAGTCATAGGAAAACTTTTTATATCTTATGCTGGAAGTCAAACGGTATTGCAGAGAGCTGGTACCAATTATAACGATCTTCTCACAAAAATTAAAAAGGGATCGGGCCGCGAAAATTCTATTGAAACTAGATAACATATGAGTGCGAGCAAAGGTAAAAAGGGAAAGTCTGATAGAGATAAATATTCAGATGATACGCAATATGATGGTAATAAGAAAACCAAGAAAAGTCGATTTGATAAAGATCGGGATGACAAGAGATCAGCAAAAGAGTTATTCTTAGACTGATATAAATAGTTACATGAAGAAAATTAATATAGCATTAAGTATTCTGAATGTACCAAACAGTAAGAGTCGTACAGTCTTATTAGAATCCCCTAAAAAGGGAAAACCTATTAATGATCAGATTTTTGATCTCATTTCAAATGTAGGTCCAGATCTAATGACAAAGAAAGGTGATCGGATCATCGACGTACTTCATGAATTCCACGATGCTCTTGATGAGTTGAGAAGTAAATATGAGGCAGGAAAACTTAGTGAAAAAGAATTAGCAAAGTCGGTATTTTCTGTGGAACCTAAATTGCATGAGTAATAAACAAATATTTTTTGATGTCGGTGCAAATAATGGAAGTTCTTCAATATATAAAGCTGAAGAAAATATAAATCTAATTGTATATGCATTTGAACCTGTACCAGAGTTAATTCAAATACTTAAAGATAATACGAAACATTTAGATAATTATATTATTATTCCTAAAGCCGTTTCTGATTATAATGGAAACTCTTCCTTTAATATAAGAGGTATTGATGATTGGGGACAAGGGTCTTTATCAGATTTTACAGATGCTGTTGATATTGTATGGCCCGCTGGAGCACTACAATTTACTGATAAAATTGAGGTAGATGTTATCAGACTTGATAAATTTATTAAAAACAATAATATTGAAAAGATTGATTATTTACCGATCTGTGAAAGAAAGCATCTAGGTCTTGCCTAGATGTAGTTCACTTTGAATTTTTGGACATATAAATAAATTCATATGAAAGGTATAATTCTTGCGGGTGGAACTGGTACCCGTCTTTATCCATGCACCATTGCAGTAAGTAAACAATTATTACCAGTGTATGATAAACCTATGATCTATTATCCATTATCAGTATTAATGCTTGCTGGTATTCGAGATATTTTAATTATTTCTACGCAACATGATTTACCTTTATATAATAGATTATTGGGTGACGGTTCTCGATTTGGTATTTCTATTTCTTATGCCGTTCAATTAATGCCAAATGGATTAGCAGAAGCATTTTTAATAGGGGAAAAATTTATAAATGGAGATTGTTGTGCTTTGATCCTTGGCGACAATTTATTTTATGGCCAGGGTTTTTCATCTAAACTTAAAACTGCTATTGATCGTAAGATAGGTGCTACAGTATTTGCATATGAAGTTAGAGACCCTCAACGATTTGGTATTATTGAGATAGATGCATCTGGTGAAGCTATTTCAATTGAAGAAAAACCAGAAAACCCAAAATCTAAATTTGCCGTTACCGGACTTTATTTCTATGATTCTGATATAGTTTCAATTGCTAAAGAAGTTAGACCCTCGAATCGAGGTGAACTTGAAATAACAAGTATTAACTGTGAATATTTAAATCGTGGAAATTTATATGTAGAAATACTTGGCAGAGGACATACATGGCTTGATACAGGAACACACGATTCTCTTTTAGAGGCATCTCAATTTATTCATACAATTGAACATCATCAAGGTTTTAAAGTGGCATGTCTTGAAGAAATAGGTTGGAGAAATGGTTGGTTAGATTCTGAACAGTTAATAAATAGTGCAAAATTTCTTGAAAATACCGATTATTGTTATTATTTACATTCACTAATAAAATCATGATATTATTACTTGGTTCGACTGGTTATATTGGATCTGCATTTAAATCGGCACTAATAGATCGTAATGAAAATTTTACATCTCTTTCTCATATAGAATGTTCTTCCTTTAAATTCTTATATAATTATCTTGAAAAAAACAGACCATCATTTATTATTAATGCTGCTGGTTACACGGGTAAACCAAATGTAGATGCATGCGAAATTGATAAAGTTGGTACATTGAGAGGTAATGTAGTATTTCCTCAAATACTTTCACAAGCATGTTCACTATTGAATATACCATGGGGTCATGTTTCCTCTGGTTGTATTTTTGCTGGATGTCAAGTGAATATTTCTAATGAATGGATTATTGAAAAGGATATGACTTTATCATATATTCGTAATCTTGCTAAATATTCACCAGAAAAACTTCGAGGATTTACTGAAGATATTTCCCCAAATTTTTCATTTAATACGCCTCCATGTAGTTTTTATAGTGGTACTAAGGCACTTAGCGAAGAAATTATTCAGGATAATGGTAATTGCTATATTTGGCGATTACGTATACCATTTGATGAATTTGATAATAATAGAAATTATCTTTCAAAAATTCAAAGATATTCTAAAGTGTATGATAATCTCAATTCTTTATCGCATCGTTCAGATTTTGTAAATGCCTGTCTTGATTCCTGGTTACATAAAATTCCCTTTGGAATATATAATATTACTAATCCTGGATTTATTTCTACTGAAAATGTAGTAGAAATGATTAAAATAATTCTTAAACCTAAGAGAGAATTTATCTATTGGGAAAATGATAAAGAATTCTATACATCGGACGCAATAGCTCCTCGCTCAAATTGTATTATGGATTCTTCTAAAATTATTAATACCGGAGTTAAATTAAGATCAGTAGAAAGCGCATTAGAAGATTCATTACTTTCATGGGTCAAAGAATTATAAAATCTATTAAGAATTATAGCATATGAAAACCGCTAAAATTATTGGGTGTGGCTTAAGCGGTATAACAGCTGCTATTCTATTAAAGGAAAAGGGTTATGCTGTAAAGATATATGAAACCCGAAATCATATAGGAGGTAATTGTTATGACTCTAATGTTTGTGGCACTCTTCTTCATAATTATGGTCCTCATATCTTTCATACAGATGATGAAGAAGTATATTCTTTTTTGCGTAGATATACTTCATGGATTCCTTTTACATTACGGCCAATTGGTAATACTGTTCTTGGAAAAATATCATTACCGTATAGTCAAAAATCTATTTCTCAACTTGGTAGAGACTTATCCCAAGAAGAAATTATTAACTATATATTTAAGGATTATTCAGAAAAACAATGGGGTATTCCATTTGAGGAAATACCAAAAACCATTACTAATAGAATTCCAAAGACAAAGAATGCGAAAAATCCTACATGGTTTGAAGGACAGAAATACCAATGTATTCCAGAACATGGTTATACTGCAATGATGGAGAGAATGCTAAATGGTATTGAAGTAATTCTTGGATGTGATTCTTTGGAATGGAAAAAAGGTGATACTGATCTTACTGTATATACTGGAAGAGTTGATGGGTTTTATGATTACCGTTTCGGTAAACTCCCATACCGATCATTAACATTTAAACATGAAGTAACATCTAAAAAGATGGATATCTTTATTCAAAATGAATGTAATTCATCTGTTGATTATACACGAAAATATGATCATAGTTACTTTACACCAAATCATAAAGGGCTTACTGTAATTACTGAAGAATATCCTAAGTTATGTGAAGATGGTGATGTTCCATATTATCCAATTCCATGGGGGGCTGGACAAAGTATGTATTTTCAATATGAAGAACTTGCAAAGGAAGAATTTAATATCATCTTTGCTGGTCGTTTAGCGACATACAAATATTTAGACATGTGGATGGCAATCAAACAAGTTATGTTGAAAATGAGAGATATAAATAAAGTATAATATGAGAATATACACATATCATGAATCAGTTCCAGAAATACCGAATGGAGGAGAACTTCTTCCATTATGGGAAGAACGATGGAAAGCATGTGGATGGGAACCGATTATTCTTAATAGGGGACATGCTGAAGCACATCCATTATATAATGAATTACTTCCTAAATTTCAAGCACTACCTTCTGTAAATCCTCCAGGGTATGAATTAGCATGTTATTTACGTTGGCTAGCCGTTGCGGCAACGGGGGATGAATATTGTTGGATGAGTGATGCAGATGTTATTCCATATAATTTCCTATCATCATTAGAAATATCTACCGCTGGTTTAATTATTTGGTCTGGTGGTAATCCATGCCCGTGTTTAGTTTCGGGAACACCACAGGATTTTGAAAAGAGTGCTATTATATTTTCAAAGTATGATGGGATGACTAATTTAGAAAATGATAGACCGCATTGTTCGGATCAAAATATTATTCAATATTATATAGATAGATTTTATACTCAAATTCCATTATGCACTCAATATGGTGATGATGTTTGGGAAACTGCACAAGTAGTTCATTACCCCTATGTAACTATGGAAGGCAAACATCCTCGAAATGAATGGATACCAAAATTAAGATAATGAATAATAAAAATCTATTACTAGCGGTTCAAAGTTATCCTGGTGCCAATGATACAGTCAAAAGGCACTACCCATATTGGTTAAGAGCAGGAGCATCTCGTATTGTAGGAATTAGTACTACGGGTGGCGGGTGTGAATTTCCAAATGGAATGGAAAGTGTAGAAATTGGTATAAATTCTTATATTAATGGTGATATTTTATCCAGACGATTATTAGATACAATCGGTTGGATGTTAACTCAACCAGAAGAATGGTTCTGTATTATTGAATATGATACAATTTTTATAAAAGAAATTTCTAACTTAAAATTAGGAGCTACTATGCATCTTACTGGATGGCATACTTTACCAGATACAACAAATCCATTTTATCATAATCCGTGGATTATGGATAGAAATACTGCCATCAAATTAAAAGAAACTGGAGAGAGATTATTAATTGAGAAAAAGGAGATGTTAGGATGTCCAGATGTATGTATGGGAAGAATGGTTACAGAATCTAAAGTAGATATTCATGAATTTGAGTTATATACTCAAAATACAATTGATCATAATATAGATCATATTCTTGAGGCCCAACGTCTTGTAAAGAATTCTCTAATTACTGCTATACACGGTATAAAATCTATCGAAACATTTAATATAATAACACAATAATAAAATGATATTTAAACAAATAACGACAACAGATCACTTTGGATTTCATATTGCATATTTAGATGTATATGCGGAAAAATTTAAGCCCCTTAAAAAATTAGGAAAACCAGTATTAGAAATTGGTACTGATGGTGGTGGAGGTCTTTTAATGTATGCCGATTACTTTAAGCAATCTCACATGGTAGGTTTTGATCCTTATAATCAACCAGAATCTGTAAAAAATATAGATCAAATTAGCCATTTTATGGTTGATGCATATACAGATGAAGCAATAGTTATTGCTAAAACATTTGGTGAATTTGGTGTTATAATTGATGATGGCCCGCATTGTGTTGGTTCACAATCATGGTTTGTTAAAAATTATCCACAATTGCTATCAGCAGATGGAGTTGCTATTGTAGAAGATATTCCAGATGATGAACGACTTAATATTCTAATCAGCTGTGTTCCAGAAGGTTTTAATTATGAAGTAAGAGATCTAAGATTGATTAATGGTCGATATGATGATTTACTATTAATTATTACCAAAAAATGAAAAAAGAATTAGTAATAGCTCATTATGCAGAAGATGAATCATGGATCACAGATTCTTCACTATCAGATTGGTCTGTAAAAATATATTATAAAAGTATAGAAGGAGTTATTGGCCTACCTAATATCGGAAGAGAGGCTAGTACATATTTATATCATATAATAGAAAATTATAATAATCTTGCAGATGAAACAGTTTTTTGTCAAGGGGATCCATTTGGGCATAGTCCTAATTTTTTAAATGAAGTAAATTCGGATAATATATTTATTGGACCAATAACATATTGTAATTCCTTTGGATTGCCACATGCTGATTGGGTTAAGATGCCTGCGTACTGTAATATATTTGAAATGCCTTTATTAGAAGAATTTGTATTTGCAGCCGGGGCTCAATATAGAGTTACGAAATTACAAATTCAATCACGTAATATTGATTTTTATAAAGGATTATTTGCATTATGCATGTGTGATCCTACGGCAGCATGGACTTTAGAACG